ATGCGTGATCGTTTTATTGACAGTTTCGGGCTATACACAAAAATATACAGCGGAGATGACCCACGTTCAATCGCACTTGTTTTCAAAATTGTCGAAGACCAAATTTGCGAATTGAAGCAGGTCTGCGACTTAAAATCAGCTGATGACATTGAGTTTGTAATGTTTGATGCTTACATGACCGTAACCGAATCAGAAGAATTTGCCGATTTGTGGTTTGAACATTGCGATAAGAAATTTGAGGCTGCGGCAGCTGAAGCTATCAAATGGGCGTTTTATTATTCAAAGTAGCCATATCTGTCACCGCCGCCCCAAGGCAGCGTGCCGTCGCTGCCTCGGGGCCTTGGTTTCTGCAAGCGATTGGGAGCCGCCTGTAGCTCAACCATACGCTTTCACCAATGGTTGTGTCCAGCCCTTTCCATGGTTTTCTCCGCCCCAATCATGTGTTTTTGGAGTGATTTTCTTGGAAAAAATGTTATGGCAGCTCTGCCGCGAAGCAAAGGAGGCTTTGCATCTCACAAATCAGGCCATTGCCGATCGCGCCGGACTCGCCCTGAATACGGTTTCTCAGTACCTGCGCGGCGAATCAAAAAGCGCCTCTGTCTACACCGTTGGCCCGATCTGCTATGCCCTCGGCATCGATTTGAACGCATACTTCGGCATCTCGCCGCCCGCTCCGGAATCCGTTTCCGATCTGCTTCGGCTGGAAAACAAAAGCCTCCGCATCCAGCGCGAGCATCTGCAGAAATCCCTGCGTATGCACCGGCTTGTGACGCTTATCCTGCTCAGCATCGTCGCGCTTTGCGCTTTTGCTCTGGTGGTGGATATCCTGAGTCCCACCCTCGGTTGGTTCCGTGCATAAAAAATAGCCGCCCCGGCGCACTGCCGGAGCGGTATTCTGTATCCCTTGGAGGTGTCCCCATGAAAGTCCCCGAGCCTCGCAAACTGAAATCCGGCACATGGTTCATCCAGCTCCGCCTTGGCGGCGAGAGCATCCCCGTCTCCGCCCTGACCCGCTCCGACTGCATCAAGCAGGCGCAGCTCATCAAGGCCCAGCACCGCGCCGACCAGCGCGAAATCAAATACAAGACGGACAAGACCGTCCGCGACCTTATACAGGATTATATTGACGCACTGCCCGCCAGTACGTCTCCATCGACAGTGCGAGGCTACTTAAGCGTTGCTTCGACGCGATTCGCATCGGTCATGGATAAGGCCCCGTCGAGCGTGCGCGACTGGCAGTCCGTGATCGATGCCGAAGCAAAGTCTGTCTCTCCGAAAACCGTAAAAAATGCGTGGGGCCTGCTTTCGTCTGCCCTGCGCAGCGCAGAGATCTCCGTCCCACGCATCCGCCTGCCGCAGCCTCACAAGGCGGAGAAGCTTTGGCTGGAGCCGGAGCAGCTTCCGGAATTCGTCCGACTCATTCACGGCGACCGTTTTGAAATTCCTATGCTTTTGGCTCTGCACGGCCTCCGGCGCTCCGAGATTCTCGCCATGACCTACGACAAGATCGACCTTAAACGCGGCACCATCACCGTCCACGGTGCGGCAGTCCTCGACCGTGACGGCGCAATGGTGCAAAAGGCCGAAAATAAGAATGCCAGCTCCCGCCGCGTTATCCCGATCATGATTCCAGCCCTTGCGGCAGCCATCGAAGCCGTGCCTCCTGAACGGCGCACCGGCTTGATCTACGACGCCAATCCCACAACGTTGTATTGGCGCATCAATACCATCTGCAAAAACAACGGTCTCCCGGCGGTCGGCGTCCACGGCCTGCGTCACAGTTTCGCGTCGCTGGCATACCATCTTGGCTTGTCTGCGCAGGAAACAATGGAACTTGGCGGCTGGGCCGACAGCGATACCATGCTCAAGATTTATACACACCTCGCGCAGGCCGACCGACTCAAGAGTCAAAATAAAATCGCCGCCTTTTTTGCAGAAAATGCTAATCAAAATGCTTAATTTTCAAAAAGTCATTGCGCCACAACGCTTTTTCGTTTCATTTCTTGGGTTCGATTCCCGTACGGGTCACCAAAAAGAGAAAACCCGCAATCCATTGAGATTGCGGGTTTTTCTTTACATACCAACGCTTTCCGGGCTTTTGTGCGTTGTAATATCTGACGCATTCTCGCATTGTCTGACGCATTCAGGATGCAATTTTCAACACAAAATGCTAACGAAAAATGCTAACATTTTTGCTTCACAATGCACCTGTAATACGCACAAAGCTTTTCCTCCGGGCCGGGGCCGTCCTTGTCCATCAAGAACGCCCGCGCCAGCTCCGCGTAGAACTCCGGCACGTTGACTCCGAATTTCCGCGCCACATCGTAGTAGTCCGAATACATCATGTTCATCGTCACTCCGAAAACCCAGTGCGGAATATCGTTCCCGGCTCCGCTCGCATCCGCGACGGCGGAAGTCTGCTCCATCGTCCAGTGTGGGCCGGTCGAGCCGTCGGCATTCTGCATGCGCTCGGCCCACTGCATGGCCGTCTCTCGGTCAAACTCTGCCGCTTCCGGCTGGTCTTCGCGGCAGTCCAGCTTTTCCAGCCTGCGGATCGTCTTTGCGTACAGGCCGACTTCCTCCGCGCTGCCCAGCGTCACAGGTTTCTCCATGGCCTCGTGCAGCTTTGTGTAAAGCTTTTCGATATATTCTTTCATCTCGTCACGCCTCCTGCATGTATCGGTAGAGTTTGTCCACGTCGTTCTGATCAAAGCGCAGATCTCCCAGCAGCGGCACCGATACGGTCAGCTTGTTTTCAAATCTCGGACGCGCCGCGTTGTAGAGCTTGTCGAGGTCGACGTTTCCGGCGTCGTCGAAGATCTGCATCATCTTTACCGCCGGATTCTCGCGCAGCGCGAGGATCTTCTCGCGGCTGCCCTCCATGATGAGGGCCAGCATGATCCCGGCCCCGATGCCCTTGCCGCCCGGCAGGTGCGGGATGACCTCATTGTCTGCGTAGCGCATCGCGCCGCGCATGGCCTGATCTATCGTCACTGTCATTGCAGATTTCCTCCTTTAAGGATGGGGCGGCTATTGCCGCCCCTTTTCCTTAGCTGTTGCAGCACCCGCCGCACTTCTGGATCGGGTTGTAGAGCGTCTGCGCCGTGGTCGCGGTGCCCGTGGTGACGTCGGCGACCTGCTTGGGATAAAAGGTCGCGTTGACGTAGGTGACGATGGAGTTGTCACCGCAGCAGCGGCGCTCGGCCTCCATCTTGATCGCATCAAGCGCTTCCTTGCGGACGGACTCGACGTCCTGCTTTACCAGCGTGAAACTGTCCTCGGTGCGCTGGTTGTGGACGGCCTGCTTGCACAGCGTCTCACGGACGTCCTTGAGCTGCCTGTCGATATAACCGTACACCTCCAGCATCTTGCCGTCGTTGTACGTGTTGGCCTTGAGCAGCGCGATCTCGCTGTCCTTCGCGGCCAGCTTCTGCTCCCGGTCGAGATCGTAGCGCGTGACCGGCATGTTCTCGCTGCACGTCGGCGCCTGCTGCCGCGCGGCGAGCATGGCGGCGACCGTCATGGCAGGCGTAACTGCTGCAACGACGTCAGCGGCTGCCGGCTTGTTGTTCTGTCCGAGGCCGCCCAGCAGATTGCCGAGCCCGCCGTTTGCCAGACTCATCGCGGCGCCGCCGATGCCAAATCCCAGCGCAGTCCCCGCGAGTCCCTTGCTTGCGTATTCCATAGTAGTACCTCCGATAAAATAGTAAGCTGGCCAGCTCCTATGCTCATTATGAGGCATCCACGAAGAACAAAAAACCAACTCTTCGGCCACCTTTCGGGCACAAAAAATATAAAAACAGCCACCCCTTACGGAGTGGCTGCCTTCACATATGATAGTTTAATCCTGTTTTTCAATTGGCACGATCATCTTCTTATGTTCCCGCTTCTTCCAGCACGACTTAAGCCCGTCAATGTGCTCGAACAAGTCCTTGGGAATGGTTGCCTCCATTGGATCAAGAATGAAGTCAATTCCCTCTCGTCTGGCCAGTTTTGCTGCTGGCACAAAGTCGCTGTCGCCTGCCAGTAAAATTATCTGATCTACTTGTTTTTTATACGCAAGTGACGCAATATCTAATCCGATGCGCATATCAACGCCTTTCTGGTTGAAGGAGATCGTAAAATCTGATTCCGTTAAATCCCCAACGCTTCGTTCCTTTCTGCACAGTGCCTTTGTAGCATCCGCCGAAAGTGCAAAGTGCGCGCCTGCATCAGACAGCCGGCCCATTCGGAGTGCGACCTTGCGTTTCTTTTTCAATTCTTCAAAAAATGCATTTGCCCAACGATAAGTATCGGATTTTCCAAAGTCGATCCCGCACTTCAACGCAGGATGATAGACTGTCTTTTTCAGCGGCGGGCAATCGTAATAGAAGATACGATACAGTTCACGCTCTTCTCTGTGGTTACTATCCTTTCCTTCATCGCGAATGTGTGCCATGCAGTAGGCATACAATTCGTTTGCGCGGTCAATCGGGCTTTTATCACCCCGAAGGTAAAACGCCCGCTTTCTGTAAAACGCACCATCTACAAGAATTGCTGTCTTTTTCATATGTCAGCTCCTAAAAAATGATGAAGCCCCCGGTTGCAGCATTCCCCGTATGAATGGGGTGCTTAATACCGGGGGCCTGTTAATGACACAACGGACGTAGTAAACAAACATTACTTTCGTTGTGCTTATATATTATGACAGCGAAAATTCATTGTCAACCCATTTAGTAAAATTTAATATTCATGAGCCGCCCTATCCGGGCGGCTCCTTTGCATGCTCCCGCAGTACATTCACGCACCGCGCTATGATCTTCTTGACGCCGTTTACGCTCAAGCCCTCGCGCTCGGCAATGCGCTCATGGCTCCAATCGTCAAGAATCTTCCGTTTCAGGATTCCCCGGTATCGCTCCGAAAGAATCCATTCGTCGATCAAATGCTCCCAATCGCTGCGGCTCAGACTCGGCATCCCCCGCAGCATACGCCCTCCTTACTTCGTATCCAGCACCGCGATATTGCCCTTATTGCTTACCTTGAGGCCCAGCGCGGCGGCGATATCGCGCACCTTGACATAGTTCGTGCCGTTTTTCAGGATGCGCTCGACGGCGACCTCCTTGCCATCCACGATCATTTTGCTTTTTTCTACCACTTCGTCCTCAAACCTTTCCAAGAATTTTTTCCACTGCTCGTTGCCAGTGGTGTGATAGTAGGTGTTCATGTCCGTTCCGACGAACGGGCGCGGGCAGAACTTCCCGGACACGTCGTAGTGCCGGATGATGTGATCCGCCGGAATGTTGTGCTCCTTCATGAGCTTGTGGATCAGCCACTCGGCATTATCGAGCACCTTTTTCTCGAAGAACCAGTCGGTGTCGTAGGCTCCCATGCGCTTCGGATTGACCTTCTTCGGGCGCAGCTCCACACCGATGGAGTTCCAGTTCCGGCACTCCGGATGCAGCGTACCGTCTCCGCAGTGCCACGCCACGTCCGTATCCTTTACGCACCGGTAAATGATATCGTTTTCGTCCACGGCGTAGTGCGCGCTGGCTCTGGCCTGCGGATTTTTGAACCACTCGGCCACGCTGGCCGCAGAGCCGAGCGCACCGAAGTAGTGGACGACGATCCATTTCGGCGTGCAGCCGCCCGCTCGATGGTTGATCGGCGTGAGTGCGTCCTTAATTACCGGCATTGCTCGCACCTCCGTACAGCTCATGGTGGAGTTTCAGCACCGACGCTTCAATCAGGTTGTCGATGGTTTCGGAATCAAACTGAATGCCCTTGTCTGCCAGATATTTCAGCACATAGGCTTTCTTTGCGTCTCCGTCCACTGCGGTATAGATCTGCTCCGCTGCCGAAACCGCGATATCGACGTATGTAGAGACCTTTTTCAGCGTCTCTGCGTCGATTTTCGCTTTCAGCCACGGGATGAAAAATGCCGACACCAGCGCTGTGATGAGCGCAATGATTGCCTTGATGATCTCTGTGTAATCCATTTTTGTACTCCTTTCAGTCTTTCAGCACGATTTCCAGAAACCGTGCCTTTTCCTCTGCCGTGTAAGTCTCCGGCAGGCTCTTGATGTACTTGAGTGCGTACTTGCTCCGGTTCTCATTCTTTGCTTTCCAGAGGTAAAATCCGCTGCTTGCCGTCGTCTCCGCGATAACAGCAAGCGTGATCTCCACCAGTGGCAGGCCGAATGCGCACAGGACCGCCAACACCACACAGGCAATTCCGCTTCCAAGCAGCCACTTCTTCGAGAACTCCATTAGCCTCCCATCCCCAGCCTTGCCAGCGCAAAGCCGATCAGCCCTGCGATAATCGCCGTAATAACGCCCTTCACGACCGCCTCCCAGCGGCTTCCCGGCAGCGCCTTGATGCTTTTCACATCGGCCTTGATCTCGTTCACGTTTTCCTCAATTGCCTCCTGCTTGGTCGCCAGCACCTCCACCGAGGTTGCCAGCTGATGCAGCGCCCTGTTGTCTGCCTCCAGCTCGTCGATCCTGTGCGAGTTGCTCTTGCATCGCGCCTCCACGGAGGCGATCTGCGCCTGAATTCCATCATCCATCTTGATACTCCTTTCAAAGCTTTCTATTTCGCACTCCGGGCAAACCATCCTGCCCTCCGGCACGGCCCGCCCGCAGCATACGCATGTATCCATCATTTTTTCCTCAATTTGCAGCCAGTGTAACGGTAAGGTTCGCGCCTGTACCCTTTACGGCAAATGCGATACCATACTGCATCTCCGGCACTTTCCCGGCCTCCCACGAAAGCGTAAATCCCTTTGCGTCGGAATCCACCGCCATCTTGGAATTGAGGCTGAAATTGTCCGCATTGTAAATGTACACGGCGCTTGAGAACACGCCAGCCGCTGTATACCAGCACATTGCGCTGTCACTGTAAGGGCTTGACGTCGAGCCGCCCGTTACCTGATCTGCGCCGCTCAGCCGGATCGTCAGCCCATTTGGATAAAGCTTGTTGCTGATCTGTATCTTGCTGGTGTGGCCAATGGTCACATATCCCGCTGCCGATTTCTCCGTTCCGGAGCTGGTTGACAGGCGCGTATTATCTGCGTAGCCATAGGTCGCCAGCACGTCCACCGTCTGTGCTTTTACCGTCAAATGGTATGTCGCAGTGAACCCGCCGTCCTCTGTAGTCGCGGTAATGTCCGCTGTTCCTGCGGAGAGCGCTGTCACGACGCCATTCACGACGCTTGCCACTGTTGGTGCAGAACTTGTCCAAGTGACCGTCTTGTTGCTTGCGTTGTCCGGAGTCACCGTGGCAGTGAGCGTCACCGTGCCGCCCTTTGTCAACTCGCCGGAGGTCGCATTGAGCGTCACGCCCGTAACCGCCACAGACGCAACGCCAGTGAATACCTCACGGTCGTACCCCGCGCCGAAACAGTAGCTGTAGATTTTCTGCGCGGCTGGATTGAGCACGTTTACTACGAATGCCGTATCGTCTGCCGTTCCCGCCGTCTTGTTGTACGTCGTTTCTTCTCCGAATTCGATCCCGTAATACTCGCCCTTGCCGTTTTGGCCGTATTCATTGTTCCGGCTGAAACACATATTGGGGATCGCTACGCGCCATGCGTTAAATTCTGTAGGTGTGTTGCCGGAAATGCTGTTCAGCTTCGCGGTCTTAAAGCAATGTACATGTCCGTGGAATGCGCAAAGAAACTGTGCACTGTTGGAGTTCGCGAAATTCACACTCTCTCCGCCAACTACAATACTTCCTCCCTCGACATACGCCTTGACGATGTTGGCGCATACGCTCACGACGCTCCAATCCAACGGATGGTGCGAAAGCGTCAGCACCCGCCACCCGGATTTTGCTCCGACCGCCTTCAGCGTTTTAGCGAACCATGCTGCCTGCGCATCCGATACATAGCCCGTAGACGCTTTGTCCGCCGTCAGGCTTTCCGAGGTGTTCAGACAGATCACGCGCAACTTTTTGCTCTCGAAGTCTCTGTAGCAGTATCCTGCGACAGTCGAGCCATAAGTGGCTCCCTCGCAATATTTCCCGATAAGCTGGAAAAGCTCCGAATCCGGTATCGTCGTCCCGTTCTGCGTGACGGCATACGCTCCCGCGTCGTGATTGCCCACCGTCCGAAACTGCGGTATCCCCTGAAACGCTTCGTCAATGTCCGCGTTGATCTCCGCAATATGTTGCTTTGTCTCCGCGATCGTCGTTGTGCTGGCTCCCCAAGTGTAGTCGCCGAGATAGCAGCAGAAATCGATTCCTGGCAGAATGTAGGTCAGCGCCTTCATCGCCTGCGCCGCGTTCAGGTTTCCGGCCACGATATCCGCGCTGCTGTCCTGCTGATGCGCGTCCGATGCTGCAATAAACACAATGCTATCCGATGCCCTAATCGCGTTCACCTTCTCTGCCACGGCCAATGCCTCGGCCTTGACGTAATCCGGAATATCTGCGTGCTGAATTTTTTCGCTTCCGGAGATCGCATCCACTGCGTTTCCAAATCCCTTTTCCGCGTCCCATACGATTTGGGCTGTGTCTCCCGTTTTTGCGCGAATCCGGTCTGCCGTGTGGGTCAGCGCCGCACCGTTTGTTAAATATTCACTCAAAATGACGCACCTCCCGCACTGAGCAGTTCAGCAGCCGCCCAAGCCCCATTCACGACGCGAAGGATTTTCCCGTTATCAGCGGCTGTAACAGCCGGAACACCTTCCGGGATTTCCACGGTTTTCTCCGCGCTTCCGTCGTAGCTCGTCGTCGTGTCGCCGATCTTGATGTTGAGTGAATACGGGTTTTTGAGTTCCGCTGGGATATCATTCTTGGATGCAACATCGCCCGTTGTCACATTCAGAGTTCCAGCGGCGTTGATCATAACAGCGAGGTAAGAAGTAATGCCGTTAATTGTCCCGATCCCGCCAAACACACATATCATGCTGGAAACCACGAGTGCCGGAAGCGTCGCCGGAAGTTCGTTAAACTCCGAGAGTACCGCCTTGCAGATTGGCGCAAATCCCGCCGTCTGCGCAGCCACGATCTGGGCAACCGTCTGCGTCGTCGTCGGGGATGCCACGCTGCCGGTAACATTGAAATACCAGTTTGTTTTCGTCTCGCCCGTCTGCCCATTCACGCTTTTAACCGGCACATCATCCGCGCTGATGGGCGTAAACCCGAGCGCACCGACAACCGCATCCTTCGTTACATTCGCATTGTCCCCGTCTGCGCCCTTCGGAATTCCGAGGTTAAGCGTAGGCTGTGCGGCAGTTCCGCCCATGCTGGCCGTAGCCTCGCTTCCTGCGGGCAGCGTCGTCACCGTCCCTATCTTGATGTTCGGCGCCACGCCATCCTTACCGGGTGCGCCATCCTTACCGGGGCTTCCGTCTTTGCCGGGAGCGCCGTCTGCACCATCCTTGCCCGGAGCGCCGTTCGCTCCGTCCTTTCCGTTCTTCACGGTCGCCTCGGTCGTTCCGGTCTTGTCCGTGATCGTGATCTTCGCGCCGTCTGCCGTCTCCTCGACCTTGGCCACGGGGCTGTATCCATCAGCACCGCCGGAGCCGCTGCCGCCCTCCGGGATCCTGTATACGTCCTCAAGCCCCGGAAATTTGATTGTTTTCAGATCCTTCACCAGCTGCCGCCTCCCAAAATCAAAACTGTGTACGGCACGTCCGCAAACGTTGCCGAGATCTCGCTGGAAATAGAGAAGATCGCGTTCCCGGACGAGTCGAACGCGACGCCTCCGAAAGCGTTCTTTGCTGCCTTTGTGCCGTTCGCCGTCATGGACATATACGCGCTGAAATTTTCCGTGCTGAATGCGTACACGATGTTGTTTCCGCTCAGCGTGCTGGTCGTGTACACCAGCGCGAAAAATGGCGCATCGTCCTGTAGGAATGCCGTCGTCACGTTCCCGAGCATCAGGCTCTTTTTGTCCGCCGAAATATTGGTGGCTGTCAGCGTCGCGTTTGCCAGCACCCGGTACTGCACGCCCTTGACCGTGACCGACTCCAGCGCGTCGTATCCCGCTCCGCATGTGACGATCTGCTGCTTATTGCTTGGCGTGATCGTCCTCGTTTGCAGCTTCATTGCAGCGATGGTCTGCGCTCCGGCCAGATACACGCCTGCCGGAATGCTCTGCGCTCTTTTGGCCGGTGAGATCGTCTGCGCGGCGAGGCTTTCGATCTCACCCGTGACCTTTCCGCCGTTGACATACGCCGTGTACGGTTTGAGGATCTGTGCGGCGGTCGCCGTCGCATCGGAAATGTCCGGCCGTGGATCATAATGCCCGGCCTCCTCGGTCAGCTGCTCGATGGTTTTCTTTCCGGTAAACCCGAAGATCGTCCGCAGCGCCGACGCCAGCGCGTCGAGCTTGCTCTTTGTGACTACTACCTTATCGTTCTCAGCCATATGTCGCCCCGTCTCCGTCCGGCAGCGCGGTCAATACCGCCTGCACAAGCTCCGCCTTGTCGGCGGCCGTGAAATAATCCGTCCCCTTGACGGGTGTCTTGCCGTCCGCACCCTTCGCGCCCGGGGCCCCTGTCTCGCCCGTAGCGCCCGCAGGCCCTTTGATGTTGACCGGCGTCGGATTCTCCAGGCCTCCGTCGTTCGTCCAGCTGATGACACCCTCCGCGCTGACGGACGGCGTGAACGTGTATCCGTTCTGCCCGCTCGTTCCGGCTCCTTCGGTCGTCAGTGCCCGGATGGTGATATTTCCGTTGCCGTCGTCCTCGACCACGGTCTGGAAGCTGTCTCCCTTCGGGCCCGGCCTGCCCTGCGGGCCGGTCTCGCCGTCCTTGCCGTCTGCGCCTGCGGGGCCTGGCGGCCCCTGCTTGCCCGTTGGGCCTGCCGGTCCCCGGATGTCTCCGAGGTCAACGGTGCTTCCGTCCGTCAGCGTAAAGATCAGATGCCCTTCGTCCGATACCGCCACGGCCTTGATGCCTCTGGAAATGAGGCCGTGGATCGTCACCATCACGCTTTCCGGAATTTCGATTTTCATACCCTCGCCTCCTTATTCCACACGCGCAATGTTCCCGCTCGCAAGCGTGGTTCGGTTGCCGTGCGTGTATAAAATGTCGTACCGGTAGATGCCGCGCTGGAACTTGGCCGTCACCTCGTCCGTGAACGCCAGCGTGACCGTGTTCTCGTCCGCGCCGGTGAAGGAGAATTCCTGCACTGCCTTCTTTGTCCAGTCGTAGAACGTGACCTTGATCGTGTCCGTCTGCCCGATGGTCACGTCCGCGCCGTCCTGGTCCTCCAGCTCCAGCCGGAGCCTGAGGGAGAACGTGTCTCCCTCATACCAGCAAATGCACCCGTTCGCAATGCGCGGGCTGACCCGCGCGCCGGGGATCGTGTTTGCCGCGCTCATTTCTGCGCCTCCTCCCATTTCTTGATCTTGTTTTCCGCTTCCTTCTGCGAAAGTCCGCTCACCATGAATGCGTTCCGCAGGTAGCCCTTGAGCCTTGCTTTCCCGGCCTTGTCCGCCGACAGATACTCGTCGCGGAACATGTCCGTGATGGCCGCGCGGATCTCCTTCGGTTCGTATCCGTCCTTTTCAAGACCCTTGAGCGTGCTCCGCAGATCCTTTCCGGTCGAAACGGCCTTGTACAGTCTGTCGTGGTTTTCCGTCCAAGGCTCAAACCCCGTTGGCGTGTAGTCCTCCTTCGCCAGCTCCATTTTCTGTTCCGGCGTCAGATTGAGCCCGTCGATCAGCTGGAGCGTCTCGTCCTTCACGCTTCCGGAGATCGTCTTGCCGTCCGCGTCCTTCTCGCCGGTCACGCCGGACTTTTCTTGCAGATACCGGAGGTATTCTCCCATGTCCGCGCCGTCCGCCAGCAGCTTGTCGATCTGTGCCCGCTCCTTGTCGCTCGCCATCATGTTGTAGTAGTACAGCACCTTCCCGCTGTCCTCAATGTCGAACGCATTGAGTAGCTGCATTTGCAGCTGCTCCTTGGTCTGCGTATCGGTCTTTTTTACCTTGGACATGGCCTTGATGAGCTCATAGCTGTCTCTCTGGTCAACGCCTCCGGCGCGCATCGCCTCATACGTCTGCGTCTCCTTCTCGCTCAGCGCGCCGAAACCCGCCTCGACCCATGCCTGCGCCTCCGGCGTCGCGCTCTTGCCGAACAGCAGCGTCCGCCATGCGGCGTTCGCCTTGTCTCCCTCGCGGTCTGTGTAGATCGGATACTGGAGCCGCCCGTCCGCCGTATAGCTGCCCTGCCGCTTCAGGGCGCTGATGCCCTGCCACATTTTCTTGATCTGCCCGCCGCCGAACGGCAGCAGCCAGTATGCCGCCGGGTTGACCATTTCCTTCCCAATCTTCGCCAACTTTTCCTCGTCCGTCGCGGTCTCCGAGTTCAGCGCTGATTTGATATTCCCAAGGTCCGGGAAAGAACTTCCGAACGGCAGCTTTCCACCGTCAATTTCGAGCCCGACAAGGTTCAGTGCTGCCGTTGCTGGGAGCTCGCTCAGCACGTTTTCTGCAAGGTTTCCTGCGCTTCTAATCGCGCTCTCCTGCTCCGACTCCTTGATGAGTCCGCCGCCGGTCGCAGCGTCCACCAGATTATTCAGCTCATACCCCGTCAGGTCGCCCACCGTGTCGTTGACGATCCCCAGCGGATCGAGCATCGGGCGTCTTCCGATGAGATATTCATATAGCTCGTTGTAGAGGAAGCCCCCGATGAGGAACTTGAACAGCGCCAGTGCCAGATATCGGACGCCCTTCTTCCGCTGCTCGCGCGGGAGATCCTTGAAGAGATACGAATATGTGTTGTTGACCTCCAGCTGAAACTGCGTGAACATTTTCATAAGCGGGTTTCGTGCCTCAAAGAGCGTCGGCATCGCGCCCTTCGAGCGGTCTGCCATCACGTTTGCCGCGAAATCGTCCGCCTCGCGCATCGCCGTTTCCTCGCTCATGCCGCGTTCGATGTTCTCCATGTACCGTGCCCGGACAATGGTTCCCGCTGAAAACTGGTCGATCCACTCCATTGGTGTAGACAGAAATGCGCTTGCGCTCTGCTGCCAGGTGCGGACCAGCGGATCGCTTCCGGCGCGGTTTGTGAGGAAGTCGCTCGCTTCCACAAGTCCGTCGTTCGTCTTGATGTTTGCCAGCGTCTGCCACATCCCCTTGAGCACGGAGATCGTCTTGAGCTGCGCCCCCGCCTGCGTGATAACGCCGAAGTTCGTCAGCCACGACGCCGGGTTGACCGCGACCATGTTCGCCGCCACCCTGTTCTGCCATGCCCTCATGAAATTGTAGAGCTTGCGCCCGCCCAGATGCTCCATGCTTCGGTCATACTTGCTCTTCTTGTTCGCCAGCAGATTTGTGTATTCGTCCAGCTCCACCGCGAAGTTCGAAAGCGAAAACTGCCCCTTGTCCATGATCTCCTTGATCTCAAGCTCTTTCTGGTGCTCGGTCAGATCGTCTCTTGCCCGGATGTCGTCCACCCGCTCCCGCAGTCCCTCGTCCGATGTGCGGTATCGCACCTGCTGTGCCAGCGCCCGCAGCTTCTGGATGGCGTCCGTGTAGCAGATCACGCTGGCCGCGCCCTCCACATACTTGTCAAAGCCCTCCACCGCGTCATACGCCGTGTCAAAGCCGATGCGCTCCAGCGCATTCCCGAAGTATGTGATGCCCGGCTTGAAGGTGTGCGTCAGTCCGCTGATGGTCGTCGGCAGTGCCGTCACCTCCGCGTCGATGCCAAGCGCCTTTCCCATCAGCCCCAGAATGCCGTCCGTCGTCCCCGGCTGGAAGTGGGGGAAATAGCCCTGCCGGTAGTTGATCGGCTCATAGCCGTTGCGGATGCGCACGTCATTCATCTGCGCGAAAAGCCCGTCATAGATCTTCCGGAACGTCTCCACGGCGTTTTCGATCTTCGCCCTGTCCAGCCCCGGACTCGTGGCCCACAGATCCAGCACGATCTGCCGCCATTCGTTGAGCGTCTTTCCGTCCCGGTCCTTTGCCCTCGGGTGCTGCTCCAGATATCGGATGTTGTCCTGTGCCTCTCCCAGCAGCTGCACCGCATGTGCCTCGCTCACGGCGTCGCCCTTGCGGGCCTTCCGTCTCAGATCCAGCGCCTTGACCTGCTTGCGCAGCTGGTTTTTCAGCTTGTTCGCGTTCGCGCTGGCCGTCCGGACTGGCTTAAAATACGTCTTGTTGATCGCCTCCGCGTCCGCCTCCGGGAAAATATCCCGGACGTTGCGCGTCATTGTCTCCCGGCTGTACTCGATTCCGGCCTTCTTGTCCTTGGCCTTCTCCGCGTTTTTCAGAAGGTTGTCCGCCTGCTCGCGGAGCTTGCCCTTCCGATACCGCCGCCAGTCTGCGATCTTGGCAGCCGCCGCGTCATAATCCGCCTTGGCCTCGTACATGGCAAGGATGCCCTGCGCATTCTCCATGCCCTGCACGTCCTCCGGCGTGATCTCGCCGCGCAGGAGGCGATTCAGGACGCTGTTGTCCTCCGCCGTCAGCAGGTTCTTTGCCGCCGCCCGCTCATACGTCCGCCGCAGGCCCTTGAGGTCTGCGTACAGGCTTTTGACCTCCTCCATCGTCGTGGGGACGGCCCGCGCCTGCTGCTGCCGCATCCGCGCCTCGGCATACCGCCTTGCCACATTCAGCGCTCCCAGCATGTTCTCCACGCTGGCCTCGTAGTCGTTCTTTGCCCAGCGCTTGAATTCCTCCGCGTCCTCGCCGTGGTATTCGTCCAGCGACATCTGCACCTTCTCGATTCGCTTCGATACCTCGAACATCCGCATGAGCTGATCCGCCGGATGCGTCACGCTTGCCGGGAACAGCTCCGGCGCCATCTGCTGCATTTCCTTGTATGCCACATCGACCGGCAATCCGCCCTCGTCTGCAATCCGCAGCCGCCCCGAAGCAGCCCTTCTGAAATCGTCAAAGTCCGCAATGTCCGCCCGGTCTGCCTCCGACAGCGTGACTTTCAGATCACGCAGCCGCGTTTTTACGTCCTTGTACTGGTCGTAGAACTCCGTGTCCATCTCCACGCCGCGCTTGTAGGACTCCTCAAAGTTCCTGTCTACCGTCTCCTGCGAGATCCTGCCGGTCTGGAGATATTCGTTCATCATTTCCTCAATGGCAGGCTTCAAGACCTCCTGCCTTGCCGCAAACGGCATCGAGAGCGTCTGCTGGATGGCCGCCGCTGTCTGCCCGCGCACCCTGCGCAGATAGTCCTGCGCCTTCTTCGGAATGCTGTCCATCGTGAAAGCGGTCGTCCCACCCGCCTCCTGCGCATCCTCCGCCACCGAATAACGCTCTCTGTTTCTGATTGGCGCGTACTGTCCCTGCGTCGGGTCGATCCATGCAACATCATCCACACGAACTGTCTTGGAAAACACATTCCCATCTCCGGAATAGCTTTCCGCTTCCATTCTGGATGGAGATACAAATACACCGTCCGAAATCTTATACGAGCTGTACACCCGAATGATCCCGCTTTTCAGTGCCTTGTCAGCCATTTCGCGGGTGTAGTCTGGATCAAACTCTGCGTAATCCGACCATTCCGGGTCATTCAGTGTTTCGGCAAACGTCCGGATTTCATCTGCACTGCGAATCCACGTGTGATAGCCATCATCTGCCGGATTGCTGTTCTGGATAACCTCGAACTGCGCTGCCTTGCGTCTGTCCTCCGTATCCTCGGCGGCAGAAAATTTTTCTTGACTTTTCTGCTCCGCTCTGCGTATACTGGTATCAGAAGAGTTAGCGTCGGCGGCATTGTTGCCGTTAACCCCGGCAGCGAAAGTCCGGGGGGCGCTGTCTCTTCTTTTTTTCAGCGCAAATGTGTATACAAAATTCCCATCCTCGCGCTCCATGACGTCCAGATTGAAGTCATACACGCCATTTCTCGACGGCTGCTGCTCGTCAACGTAGTTGATTGCATTTACGAAATAATGCCAGCGTTCGCTTCCGTCGTGCGCAAGCGTTTCTTTAATACCGCCCTTGCTGGCATCATAGGTCGATTCACTTGCAATCTCCCAGATATCATCCGCAAGGTTCAGAGAAATAAGGCGCTCCGTCCTTGTCCCTCTGCGATTGCCGAACGCCATCTTCCCGGCGAATTCCTGACCGTTGGATTCCCCGTCAAACCGTGCAGAGATCGAACGTTCCTTGCCATTCTGTAAAATCGTAAGCTGGAGAGGCTTCTTTGACCAGACAGACTTAATCAGGCTATAAAGATACTCCTGTTTTTCAGTTGCGGTCATATCGCTGCTGAAATCGCTCTTATAGGTCTTTAGCCCATTCGACCCATATCCGACCATACTGTACTTCTCCGGCGGGCCTCTGGTCTCGCCGGATTTTTCTGCGCTCTGCGCCTCCAATCTTCTCTGCGCGGCCTGCTGCACGATGCGTGCTTTCTCCTCCGGCAGCCGGTCCATGCCCGCGTAGGCGTCCGCGCAGATCTCCTCGATGTACGCATCCAGCTCCGCGCCGTCGTAGCAGCCCTCGTATGCCTCGGCATACCGCTGTGCAAGCTCCTGAATGCCGTCCTCGCCCAGCTCGTCTGCCAGCGCCTGCCGCACCGCGTCCATGGCATACGGCCAGTCCTGTATCTGGTGGTGGAACGCCTCGTGATTCGCCAGCTGCTCCACGGTCCATTTCTTCGACGTCGCATTGATCCATACCGTGTTGCCTGTGACAACGCCGTCCGCGTACCGCGTGACCTTCGCCCGCTGGTTCTCTACGCTGATAGAGCCCACTGTGAAATGCACATCCGCAAATCCAGCGCTTTTCAGCGTCCCGGCGGCAGCCTTCATGCTGTCCGTCCATGTGCTCTCCGGGGCCTCGCGGAAGCTCCGCTGCGCCGACCCCTTTTCCAGTCCAATGTCCTTTCCGCTCAGGTACGGCTGTCCCGCAGCGCGGACGCGATTTTCAAGCTCAATTCGTTCCGCGACTGCGCTTGCCTTTGCGGGTCGCGTTTTTGCGCCTCCTGTGCCCTCTGCCACTGCTCCAGCCTGCTCTCCGGAATCCATACCTGCATTCCGTTTGCCGCTCTCATCAGCAGCCGTGCTTCCTGCTTCCTCGCCATTGATAAACCCCTTTCCGGCGCTCCATGCCGCCCTCGTCATGCCGTCTCCCAGTGCGCCTCTGTTGTACCTCTCAACGTCACTCATGGGCGCTCTCTGGATCGACGCCCTGCCCGCGTTCCACGCCTCCTGCGCCACATCCGCGTTCACGCCCTGTGCGGCTCTCTGTGCCGCCGAAAGGCTCATTCCGTTCCTGCCGTACTCGTAAGCCGCATTCACGTCCTCTGCGTACTGCTGCGCGTCCTGCGCTCCGTCGTAGCCGGATAAAAGCACGCTGGTCATGCGGTCGTCAAAGCCGTACCGTCTGGCCGCGTCGGTCAGCAGCCTGTCCGCGTCTTCCCGGCTCTCCTGTGTAAACGTCCGTTCCGCGCGGGCCTCCTCCGTCTGCTGGCGTGCCCGCGCGTCTGCTGCGCCCTTTACCTCCGCCTCGTTCAGCTTTTCAAAGGCATCCGCTGCACTGTCCGCCTCCGCGTCGTTGATGGCCTCTGTGTTCTCCTGCGACCGCGCCCACGACGCCTTTTCCGCATCCCGCGCCTTCGCATCCCGCGCCTTCGCATCCCGCGCCTTCGCATCCCGCTCGTCTGCATACTGGTTGTACGTCTGAAAAGCCGCCTCGGCCTGCGCTGCCTTGGCCTCGTTTTCCTCCGCGTCCACCGCTTCGCGTACCTGCTCCACGTCCACGGTCTCTCCGGCCTGATCCATCGCGTCGAGCACCGCGCCGATGTCCGCCGCGTCCGGCGTCACGCCGTAGGCGATCTTGTCCCGGATCACCTGCGCCGCCTCCTGCACGTCCGCGCTGTCCACGCTCTGTGCAATGTCTGCCAGCTCCGAGCCTGCCGTTCTCAAGACGCGCTCATATCGTGCCTGCTGCAGCTGCTTCGGCGCGTCGGCCACATTGCCGATCGCCGAAAGGAACACGCCTCCGAGGAATGCGTTCCCGATGGACGCTGCGTCTGCAAACTCCGTGTTATCTCCGTTGTAGATGGCCCACTCTGCCACCGGGTCGAGAACTTCGGTAACGACCTCCTCCAGACCTTCCGACGCAATGTCAAACGCCTTGCTGTTGAGGATCTTCATGATCGTCTTGTTGCTGGTGAGCTTTCCGACCGCCTGATTTATCAGACCCGCGTCCGCGTCGTAGATCGGGTTGCCGCCAAACAGCTTTTCGGAGAACACCTCCAAGCCGCCCGCGACCACGCCGTATGCCAGCGCCTGTGCGTCGCTCGCGCCCTTGTCCTTCGCCTCCAGTGCCGAGTTGCCGCCGGACGTCAGTCCGAGCGTCACGAGATTGTTGACGCCAGCAATGCCGCTCAGCCCCGCGCCGAACAGCATATTTCCTGCCGACGGCATCTGCTGCTGAATCCAGAGCGGAACGCCTTTGTATTTCCCCTCGATCTCATCGCCGATTCTGTTCAGCTCGTCTCTGTAGTACCGTGCCGTCTCTTCTCCGGCGGTCATGCTCTCGCCCGTGTAGTAGCTGCTGAAATCGTCCGCAAGGGACAGCATTTTGTCCTTGATGCTTCCATCCGGCACAGCCTTTGCGAGATCCCGCAGCACCCACGCCGCCGCGCCGTTCGCGCCCTGCTCCAGATAGCCCAGGACCATACCCAAGCCGCCCAGCGCCATATCCGCGCCTCCGGAGATGAACTGCGTTGCCAGGTCGCCCGCATACTCTCCGCCGCGCCCGGAAACGGACTTGTCCAGAACGGCCTTCTTGTATCGCGTATAGGCAAGCTCCTTCTGCATCTCGTCCAGCGTCATGGGCGTCTCGCGCCCGGCGTTTACCTTGTCATAGGCATCCTTGAATTCCGGCAGCCCGCCGCCCTCGGCATTCTGTGCCCGCGCATAATCGCTTGCGGCCTCCAGCGCGTCGATCCGCTTCCCGTATTCTTCCGAAGTGCGCCTGCGGCCTCGCTCCTGGTCCAGCGCTGCGGCCTCCTGTGCTGCCTGCCGCTTTCGCTGCCATTCCTCAGCCCGTCTTTCCAGCTCCCCGTCGAACTGATTCAGACCGATCAGACGGCTATAGTCCTGCCCGGCATTCGTCGCCGCCTGCTGGGCCGCCGTGCCGGTCTGCACCTTGCGCTGCTGCTGACGTTTCTTTTCCTGCAATGTCCTGCGGTACCCGCTCATCTGGTCGTGGTTGATGGAGCCAATAATCTGGTTCTGCCGCTCCTGCATCGTTCGGAGGTACCCGCTCAACTGGTCATGTTTGACCGAATCCGCGATCTGCTTGTACTGCTGATACGCCTCCTCATAGGCGTTTTCCCGCTGCCGTGACTGCGCCTGCTGCTGGTCGAGCAGCTGCGCGTTGCCCTTTACGGCGTCCCAGTCGATGCGCCCCTGTGCGGAAATCTGCGTCTGCGCCTGCGGAGCGGAAACGCCCGCCGCCGTGCGCCCGCGGATTTGCTGCTGGTCCTGCCGCTTCGCCGCCGTCCTGACCTGTTTCCAGTTAATCGCCATCTTGTCCCTCCATTACTGGATGATTCCGTAGCTCCGCAGGAAGCTTTCCGCCTGCTCCTCCGTGATCTTGCCCTCGTCCAGCGCGTCCTTGATGAGCTGCGCGCGCCCGGCGTTCGACCGGTTCATGCTGACCGTCTGCCGGAAACCCTTCAGCTGCGCGTCTGTGTAAAGCGTGCCGACGTCACTGAAGCGGTAGCTGTTCTGCCCGGTCTTACTCATCTTGTAATAGTCCGAAGTGTAGCTCTTCTGCCCGCCGGAGTTTCCGCCTCCGCCTCCGCCGCTGCCGCCTGCGGCCCTCTGCTGCGACTGCCAGTATGCCTGCTCCTGCGCGGCCTTCTGCTGCCAGTAGCTGAGCTGATCCGACCACTGCGTGTAATCTTTGTTCCACTCGGAGTCGTAGGAACTCCGCGCGTCGGCAAGATCGTTGTAGTAGTCCGATACCGTGTCCCGGTACTTGCTGTAGTCCATGCTCTCCCGGTCGCTCACGAGGCCGTACCGGTTGTAGAGATCCTGCCCCTCGTCCTGATACCGGCCATACGCCCGGTCGTAGAGCTCCGGCACAATGTCGTTCAGGCTCTGGAGGTATGCGTTGTAGGTCTGCTGCCCGACCTGCTCCGCGTAGGTCGAGCCGTAGCCGCCCGTGAGGCTGGCCGCCTGACCCATCGTGTCCTGCATGGCCGTCCTGCCAAGCCTTTGATACTGCTCCTTGTACTGCTGATACAGCGCGTCCTGATTGAGATCGTATTGAAACGGCTTGCGGTTGGTGATCTGGTCATACAGGCTGTCCAGCTCCGCATCCCACCGCGACTGATACGCGCCCGGCCTCCGGCTCTGCACCTGCTGGAGGTACGCCTTCGCCTGCGACACCGCGCCGGAAGGGGAGTAGCCCCGTTCGAGATTCCCGAGCCTGCCCGCCGTGTAGTCGGAATGGCCCGGCAGCGTGTTCCGCGTGGAATAGCTGCCCTTGTAGTTCTGCGTGGTCTGGCCCTTGTTGACGAGCGTGGACTTGTACTGTCCGTCCGCACCCACGCTGTCGATGCGGTAGGTTCCGCCCGCAGTGACCACCTCGTCGCCGACGCCAAGCCCGGACGGCGCACGTCCGTCGTCATTTACTCTGTACAGTGCCATCTTCCGCGTCCTCCTTCTCCGGCGGCTTTGCTGCCTCTGCCGCCTCCTGCATCTCCACGAGCCTTTGCAGCTCCGCCCGGTAGCTGTCAAGCACCAGCGCCGCCACGACCGGCGGCAGCCTCGACCCGTTCAGCGCTTCGGCGATTTTCCTTCTCAGCTCGTTTACTTCTCTTACCATCATGTTCCCTCCTCGGTACCCTCCGTGGCGTTGCCGGAGGTGTTGATGCTGGCCCCGTTAAAGGTGAGGCTCGTTCCTTTGATGCTCACAGCTCCGCTGGCCGCTATCTGGATATACGCGCTGTTGTCGCTCAGTGCCAGATACACCGAGCCGCTGTCTGCCATGATTCGCACGGCTCCATAGGAAAACAGCTCCACCGCCGAGGACGCCGTGCTGGCGCCCGTGATGCTCAGCCATCCCCGGTTGCCAATGTTGAGGTTGAGTGAGTCCAGCCCGCCGTTGGTGTTTGTGCTGACCGTTGCGGCCAGCGCCGTCAGCTCCTGCACGTCCGCGATCAGCGACGAAAGCTGCATCTGAATGCTGGTGTAGCTGCCGTTCTGGTTGAGCAGCAGATCGCTTGCCTTGATGGAGCCGGTGATATCCGCGCCCGTCGCGGTCAGCTTGCCGGTCGAATCCACCTTGAATGCGATCCCGATGGAAAGCCCGTCCGTTCCGAAGTAAAGTCCGGCCCCGCCCCATGTGTTGTCGGTGCGGTAGATGCTGCTCTCGGAGATGCTCCACGGCCCGAAACTCGATCCCGCTGCCGCCGTGACCGTTCCTGTCAGCTTCGCGTCGAATGCCTCCAGCGTTCCGGAAGGGAAGTGGAGCTTTTTCTGTGCCAGATAGGCGACCTCACTGCCGCCCTGCCAGAAACTGACCCTGCCGGACGTGACGGTCAGCAGCTCGTTCTGCGTCTTGTCGATCACTTCCTTGTCGTTGGACACGGTCGTCTCGATGTTGCCGATGCCCACGCCATAGACCGGCGTCACGCCGTTGTAGTATAGCAGACCCGTCTTGACGTACTGCTTCGAGTTCACGGTAAAAGCGTTGTTGACGCCCGCCGAGAACTCATACAGCTGCCGGATGCCGAATTCGTTTCCGTCAATGGTCATGCTGGCCTCCTGCCAGTACTTCCCGAAGTCCGACACGGCCACATAATTTCCGCTGAGCTTGAGCTTGAATGCCTCGGAGTTCTCCGCCGCGAAATCCGCCGTCTTGATGATGAGCGTCTTGAGCGCGGCAAAGCCGCTCAGCTCCGTCAGCCGCTCCTCCTTCGACAGTGCGCTTGCATCGATGGCCTGCGAGATCTGCGTGAGCACCGCGCCCGCCGACCAGTCCGCGCCGTTCAGCTCATCCGTCAGCTGTACCAGATACCGCCGCAGCCCGTCCAGCTGCTGCGCGGCGTCCCCGCCGGTCATGGGCGGGTACTGTAAAGTCAGGCTCCCCATATGCGCCTCACAGATGGATGAACGGTGCCGTCATTTTCGGCATGTTCGTCCGGTTGTAAAAATCCTGATACGCCGTGTAGTAGGCGTTGTACTTGGCCATTGCGTTGTTGTACCGCACCATTTCTCCATTCGCATCGGAGATCTTCATCTCCAGATACCAGCGGTAGATCTCGTCATACGGCCACGGAATGCGCAGCTTCGTGTCGAGATCGACCGTTTCCGGATACCCTTCGAACGTCTGTTCGCTTGGCTTCTCCTGCGGCACACAGCCGCACCATTCGCGGTCGAGCGGATCGCGCGTCCGCACCCACGGCTCGCAGACCGGATTCCCGCTCCCGTGTGTTTTTTCTATTTCCAGATAGACCACGCCGTCCAGCTCACTGAGCCAGCGCACCTTATCGATGTTCTCATATTGATTTGGCGTGAGCCGGTCAACGGCTTCGATCGCCTCTCGGATGGTCATGCTCACTGCCTCCTTTTCACATTCCAAATTCGATAAAAGGGCCGCTTGCGCGGCCCTCTTTATCACTGCTGCTGCATTTCGTGGACGCGCTCAAAAAGCTCCGTCTCCTGCATCTGCGCGTGCTCCAGCACCTCGGCCACCGCCAGCGGCACCTCCACGGTCTTGCCGCGCGGCACCTGATATGCCTTGCCGTTGATGCATACGAACTCGAACTGCTGTTCTGTCTCCGATGCGCGCGGCAGGAAGATGCTCTTCGTTGCCTGCGCTTCGTCCTTGGTCTCTACCTCTTTCTTGGTCTCTACCTCTGCCATGGTTTCCCTCCTTAGTTGGCCTCGTCCGTGCCGGAGTACTCCGACAGGCTCTCCACGCGGACCATGCGATCCTGATAGAGGATCTTCGTCGCGGTTGAGAACTTATAGCCGAGCGTGCTGAACTGGTCCAGCGGGCCGCCCGCCTGCTCCTTGCTCTTGACGATCATTTCCAGACCGCCGCCCTCCGGATCGATCATACCGAAGGCGTCCTTGCCGAGGAAGAGCGTGGAATACACGCTGTAGTAGGTCGCCGCAGGCGTACCGCCCGAACCTGCTGCCGTCTTGACGGGGCAGGTGCTGTTGTTCCAGATCTTCGCCTCGGTCGTCTCGATGAAGCGCACGCCGTGCAGCTCGCCGATCTCTCCGGTGAACAGCGGCGTTACCGCTGCGTACTTGTGCGCCTCGATCCACTCCTTGTTCTCGCGCAGGTCGTAGGAGACCGACGGGTGGATGATCGCGACGTACTTTCCGTTGATCGTCGGGGCCTTGAGCTTTTTCAGCGTGGTCACGGCCTTGTTGACCTCGGTCGGGGTAAGCTTGGACGTGGCGTCCATGCCTGCTCTGGTCTCGACGGCAGTGTGCGCGCCTGCTGCGCTCACCTTGTCGCAGTAGTGGACGGTCGTACCAGCCGCGAGGGTGTCTCGCACAAGCTTGTCCTGCGTGGTGCCTGCCGAAGCGCCCAGCTCCTCGGTCGCACCGAGGATCACATTGTCGATGGCATGCAGCTCCAGCTGATCGGATACCGTCAGATAGGTGCCGTACTGGAGGATGCTTGCCGTCATGCTCGACTGTCCGAACTTCTGGCCGGTGGGAATGACGCCCTCGGTCAGTGCCGAAGCGTCCGCGAGGGTGTTGAACTTTCTCCATTCGACCTTCTTGCCCCGGCCCTTCGGCAGCGGCTGCTTTCTGGCGAACTGCGCGTGAATGAGGTTCGGACGCGCGTTTTCCAGCAGCTCCGTGTCGTAGTAGGTCTTCATCAGCGACGACAGGTCGTTGGGCGCTGCGAACGCCGTGGTCGAGCCGTCGTAAGCGTTTACATAGTTCTGCGTGGTGTTGACCAGCGCACCGCCGCCGCCGCCGACGTCCGGCGCGCAGCAAATATGCATGAGTTTCGAAAGAATAAACAAAATATAGCTCCCTTCCCGGGGCTAAAGATGCTCAGAAGGTGATCTTCTCGCCCCGATTGACTCGTGCGCGAATTTCGTCGCGCTGTTGTTTCGTGAGCTTTCGAGGGTCAAACTGTACGGGCATTCCGTTCCCTGCGTTGGCCGCGCCCTCCGGAGGGCGCATCCCGTTTGCCTGGATACCGGCTACGATCTGCTGCTGTGTTGCCTGCGCGACGGCGCGCGTCCGCGCTGCCGCCAGCTCCGCCTTGTGTACGACCTCATAGGCCGTCAGCGCCGGGACGCCGTTGGAGACCAGCCGCCCGAAGTCCGGGTTTGCCAGCTCCTGCGACAGATCCGCCTGCGGGTACATCGCCTGCACCTCCGCGAACTGCCCGACGATGCGGTCAAATTCCGCCCGCCGCTGCATCTCTCCCTGTGCCGCTGCATTCTCGCGCTGGAGTGCGGCGTTCTGCCGCTCCAGCTGCTTCGTGTGCATCAGCGTTTCCAGCGGGATGCCCTTCTCCATGGCCTCGGCCTCATAAAGACGCTTGTCGTCGGTCAGCCTTCTGGTCAGCGCGTCATAGTCGATCTTGTCCGGATCGGAGACGTCGATGCCGTACTGCTGGCCCAGCACATCGAGGATCGGGGAGAACTTGCTGATCGTCGCTTTCGTGCCCTTGAGCCGTTCCATGACGGCTTTCTTCACGCGCTGATCGTACTCCGTTTTGTACTTGCCCTTGATGAGACTCTCGAAAGTTTCTTCCTGCTGCACCTGAGCGCCGGGTGCGTTCTGACTGGTCGGCGGGAAGCCCGGGCTGCCCTGCGGACCTGTCGGGTCTCCGGCCGGACCGTTCTGGGTCGCAACCGGGCTGCTCGTGTTCGGCTGGGCGTTGGCCGTCATACCGCCCATGCCGCCTGCATCGGCGGCGAAAAATGGGATAAACGATTTGTAAAACATATGGTTCCTTTCAGCCCGTCGGTGGGCGAGCCCTTGAATTTATCTCGTCGCGCTGTGCGCGGTCGATACGTTTTCTGCCGCTCAGTCCGGCTGCGTGCTCTTCTGCGACTGCTCACGCGCATCCTTCACGGTCTTTGCCTCCGTGCCCGCTCCTTCGCCTGGCATTTCTGCCTTTGCGCTTCCGGCGGCCGGAGCCTGTGTCTGTGCATCCGCGCCAAGGATCTGCTGTGCCAGCCCGTCCGCCATGGCCGGGTCGAAGCGCTCCGCCAGTGCCAGCGCCATCTGCTGCCAGCTTGCCAGCTCCTGCTGGAGCGTCCCGTTCTGCGCGATCTTCTGGCTGATCTCGTCCTTGCCGTCGAAATCCATCATGTCAAGCGTCGCCAGCGCCTGATCCGCCCTTGTCGGGTCGAAGAATCCGAGCTGATAGAATTGCAGCGCCAGCTCGTTCTGGCTGAGCCTCGTATATTCGGAGGACTTCTGCGCGGATACCTCGATATCGAATACCGGCTTTCGCCAGGACACATCTCCGCCAAGGCCCAGCATCTCCTGCTGCTTGAGGTTCTGGTTGGAGTAGGTGACGTATTCCTCCGTCCCGAGCTGGCCCCGGATGCGGAACTTTCTCGGCAGATCGTAAAACTGCCGGATGCGCTCGATCACCATGCGGATGAGCCGTGCGTATGCCCGGTACGCCGAGCGCGTCGCGTCCTTGGAACTTCGCCCGGACGCCTCCTGCAATGCGGCAATGGCGCTGGCCGCCGTCACGCCGGAGGACACCGAGCCGTTGTTTACGTCCGTGTTGCCGGTCGTCCACTTCAGCTCCTCGATCTTGTTCTGAATGACGTTTATGCAGTTGGCCGATAGGGGACTGACCGTGATCGGCAGCACGCTGTCCTGCCCGAGGTTGCCGTCCGTGTGTACAAACGGCTTGCGCCAGTCGGCGTATTCCTTTTCGCTGATGGATCCGTCCGAGCGGACAAACCAGCGCGGCGTGGACGCCATCACCGAGTTTTTGAGGATCGCCTGATTGAGCAGGTCGATCTGCTCCTGTGCGCTCTTTCCGATGTCGATGTAGCCATATCCGGCAATGGAGCCCTTCACCGGGAAAAGCGCGTCGATCACGAACGGATAATCTCCGTCCTCGTAAAGCCCGCTCTGCATGTTGGGGTCATTCTCGGTCGCGGAAAGGACCGTCTCGCCCACGAATTTGCAGAAGTGGAGCACGCTTTTTCCGTTCTCGATCTTCTTGTAGTACCAGTCCACCACGAGCGACTTGTTCGTCGTATCCACCTGATCGTCCGTCTTGTACTTGCTGACAAAGGTGTTGTCGCTGCGCAGCGTGTCGCCGACCTGCGGATACCGCTGCTTGAGCACGTCGTTGTCCACCAGCTCCGCGTAGAACAGGTTCTTGCTTTTCTGGATGTCGGTCACGCCCGGCTCCCAAAAGAGGTTGAGCAGATCGATCTCCCGGATGGATACATCCCCGAGGCCGTTGAGCTTGGAGCTGTCCCAAAACACGCCCCATGCCAGCGTTCCTTGCTTCATCTTCGTCCAGCACGAATCGGAGTAGGTCTCCTCGAAATCGTTCTGTTCGAGGATCACCGGCACGATGCTGGTCAACATCGCCGCCTCGGAGCGGTCGTCCGGCTCTCTTGGCCGGATAGCAGGCTCCGGGAACGCCGCCACGGCGTCCGCGTGCTTGCCCATAATGACGTTGAAGAGCCAAGCAGATCGCCACTGTGGATCGTATGGATTCCCGCTCGGACTCATTTCCTGCCAGTGCTGGAGCTTCCACCACTGCTCGCAGGCAATGAGCCGCTTTTCGAGCGCTGACTTTCCGGCCTTGTACTTGGTCAGCGTGTCCATGGCCGTCCGGATCTGCGCCACGCCGATTGGCTGCATCGCCTCACCCGCTCCAATGTCGCCCAGCACGTCCTGTATCGTCGTCATATTCGTGTTTCCGTCCATGTTTCCTCCTTCTCGCGTCAGGCGTCGCTTCCGGCTTCTAATACGCGCCCGATGCTGTAGAGCTTAAACGGCCCTTTTCCTGTGATCCGGAACCGCAGATGGTCACACCGCTGCGGGCGGATCGGCAGCAGGAACGTCCGCAGTCCGTGTCCGTCCATGTGTCCGGCGTGCCGGAACTCCCCGCAGGAATCGTACTCGATCCAGAAGTCGCACGCGCTTCCGACGGGCAGCTGCATCCGCAGATTCAGCCGTGAGATGTATTTCTTTCCGACGAGGCCGCATGTCATGATCCCGGTCGTGGCCGCCCATGGAATCTCCGACTCCTTGTTTCCGCCGCCGGAGCCGTAGGCCGTGACGAGCATCCCGTCCGCTCGGAGCATATAAAGCTCATCGTCGAGCGTGGCAAACTGCACCGCGTGCATTCCGTCCTCCCTGTGCCACAGACCCTTGCGCGTGTCGTACACGAAAAGCTGCCAGGCATCGCTGCTGTCCTGCATCGAGATAAAATACTTTCCGCGCACGCCTCCGGCAGCCGCCTTGCGGTAAAGCTCCGTCCCGAATGCGTCCGAGATCAGATAGGGGAGGGAGCCGTCATAGACGCACACGCCGTCCCGTGCCTTGTAATAGAGCTTATCGGCAATGACGGTCAGGCTCTGTTCGCTTCCGCGCTGGACGCCTCGCGCCTTGATCTCCTTGACCTGATGCGCGCCCTGCGCGCTCGGATAAATGCGGTGAAAGCAATCCTCCTTGAAGAAGATCGGGCTGTCTGCCAGCGTCGCGGCTCCTGTGAAGCGTCCGTCCGTACCGCAGCTTGCGCGCCATGAATCCGTCGAAATGCCCTGATAGCACTCCCAGTTCTTGAAATCACCCAGCTTGCAGCAGTACAGCTCGTTGACGGTTTTCCCTTCGGACACGCCGTACCGGCAGCCCCAGAGCCGGTTTCCGCTCTCGGTGATGTAGTCCATCTTCGGCACACGCCGGGTGGCCTTGACCTCACCTGTGCTCTGGCTCGCGTCCGCGTCCACGATCCCGACGATCACAAGGTAGTTGTCGCCGACGTCCTGCAAAACGTGGGAGCCGTTGAGTTTTTCGACCTGATCCGTCCCGTCGAGTCCGCTGATCTGCACGCCGTCGTACTTTTTGAAGCCCGCTCCGATGCCGTTTGCCTCCAGCTTGACGTATACCGTCGGGATGCTCACCCACTGGCTCTGCACGGAGCTCCACTGCTTGAGTTCATGCTTGCCCGTGTCCAGCCAGTAGGCGTCATTTGCGGCGTCCTCCGGCATGGCCTGCTGCCGGTATGTGATCGTTATAACGGCCCCGTCCACGGTGCAGACCTTGATGGAAAGTGCCGTCTGCGTGCAGTCCACGAGGTTTTCATGGCCCATGTAGCCGTTGTCCGTGTAGTCCTCGGTGTTGAAATACCATCCGTCCGGGAAAACGCAGATGTACGCGCCCATGGACACCATCTGTTTTTGTCCCTCGGAGAGCAGTACCCCGCCCATGTACGGAGCCATGGACAGCGCGTTGTACCACAGTATGCCGTCCTTGATCCATGCCAGCGCGTCCTTCGCCAGCAGCCCTTGTATGCCGGAGAAATCTCCGACCATTGCGCGGGCCGCGCGCTGAGACAGCAGGGGATAGTAGTCCGATGTGAGATTCTGCATCTCGTAGAATTCGCCATCGGCAATGCGCAGGTTGTGGTTGTAGCCCGCGAAGGCCTCCGTCACCAGCTGTTCCTGCGCAGGCGCGTTCAGTTCTGGGTAACGCATTATCTTTCCTCCATCATGTTCAGCGGGTCGATCCACTGCGGCTTTTCCGGCACGACCAGCATCGGCTTCACCGGACGGCTCATGCAGAAATACCGCCATTCGTCCGCGACGTGATCCTCAAGGCTCGTGTCCAGGTCCTCCGGCTTGTGCTCATCGTACATGAGCAGTGGGATCGTCCGGAGGAACGCCTTGCAGGTGTTGAAAACGTACATGCGCGGATATCCGTTCTCGTCGAATTGCAGCCGGTAGTGGCATTGCATCCAGCCCGGAATGCGTTTGTTGTCGCCGGGCGTGAAGTAAACGCGGTATCTGGCCGCTGTCTGCGCCACGCTTTCGCCGCGTGAGGCGTCCCAGATCGAAGGGTCTGCCACGCCGGTGATCTGCTTTCCGGCCAGCCATGGATGCTCTCGCTCCATCTTCGCGATCTCTTGAAACTGCACATCCGGCGACCACTTGACGCCGGTGTTCGGCTCGCGCGTGCATCCGTAAAGCTCCAGAATGCGGTAGATCACGCCGTCGTAATCAACGGCCCACCACGCGCAGGAGAACGGCTTTCCGTATCCGAAGTCGTAGCTCCGGCAGATCGTCCAGCCCGGATCGGGCGTAAACGGCTCGATCACATGGGTGTTCTGCCGTGTCCGGTAGCCCTCCGGGTTGTTGATAAAGTCCTCAAAGAACTGGCCCTCGTAAATGTCCCACCGGCCATCCAGCCATGCCTGCCGGAGCTTTTCCGGCAGCTTTTGCAGCGTCTGAACGTACTCCGGCTGCGTCTCCATGAGCGCCTTGTTGTCGGTCACAAGTGCCTGGATGAACGTGTAGTTCTCCGGCTTTTCGCCTTCCTCAAAAATGCGATCAATGAACAGCCGCTTGAAGTATCCGTGGCTCTGACCGCCCGGATTGAGCGTGTAGTAGGTGCGCTTCGGAAACCCGTTTGTACCGCGCACCGTTGTGTCGATGGCGTCCAGCCACTCCTTTTTGAGCTGCGCGGCCTCGTCGATGAATACCACGTCGTATTCCGCGCCCTGATATTGCAGAACGTCGCTGTCGTTTGCGCAGTAGCCGAACTTGATCGTGGAGCCGTTGCGGAATGTCAGGAGCTTTTTGTCCTGTGCATACCGCGCGACGCCGTTCAGCTCCTGCCTGAGCTGGTTGATGTGGTTGTTGAGCAGCTCCGGATACGTCCGGCGCACAATGAGGATCTTGATCCCCGGCCAGCTGAGCGCCAGCAGCTTTGACTTTGCGCGGACGGACCAGCTTTTTCCGCCTCCTCTGGCCCCTCCGTATGCCACATAGCGTGTCAGCGCTTCCATGAATCGCCTCTGCTTGTCGGAGATGCGCGAAAAGTCGAGCGTTATCTTCGCCATTGTGCGATCTCCTCCGGAAGCTCGATCTCCGTCTCCGTCGTGCCGCTTGTCTTTTCATCCCATCCGAACTTTCGTTCCAGATGGAACTTTGCGCCGTTCGCTGCGGAGCTGTCGAGCCGCTGGATGTTGTAGATCTCGATTCGCGCCCCTGCGCGCGCGCAGGTCTTTGCGAACTCCTCCGATGTTCGCATCGCATCCCATCGCTTTTCGTCCAGTCCCAGCGCGCCCAGCAGCTCCGGCATGCACGGAGGCCGTGTCCATACCTCGCGCATGAGCGGCTTTTTCCCGCGCATCACCGGCACGACCGCCGTCTGCGTGTGTCCGTATTTGTCGAGCGCGGGGCATTGCATCACGATCCGTTCTCCGTTTTTGATAAATTCCCGATCCTCCAGCACCGGCTCCGTCCTCGTCACCGGTTCCCGGTAGCAGATCGATGCGAAATACCGATCGATTGCGGAGCGAAGCTCCCGCGCGCTTTTGTATACCTTTTCGTTCAGGCTCTTCGCCCCCTTTCGTTTTTCGGAAGCTCTGCCAGGCGCGGAGGTCCCCAACTCCGCGCCCAGTAGGAAGGAAAGAACATGGCTCGTACTGTCTCGGGCCTTCGCCCGGCACAGCCTCCGAAATATGCAAAAAAGCCGGACCCCCGCTTTCGCGGAGATCCGGCTTTCGCTCGTCCATATTGCCCCTCGGATGCACAAGCAGCCGACGACCTCCGCAGCAGCGGACAGATCATCGGCTCAGGCTCATAGGCTCAGGCTCAGTATTCACGATCGTGGTGTTCCTGCAATTTTTGCAGTACAGCGGGAAGTCCCGGAGCCGCGTGGACTCCAGCAGTCGAACCGACGTCCGTCTGCCGCATATCGGGCAGACGACGCGGTCTCCTTCCCTCACTAGCACCTTACCACACTTTTGTTCGCATTGCAAGTACTTTTTTCGCCTCCCCTCGGCATCGTCGCAAAACCCTACACATTTACAAGGCAAGATTTAAGCGGCTCCCGTCCGCTTCAATTTTTCATCCTTTTTGGGGATCGAATACATATTTATAGTATTGGTATCCGTACTGTGTGGCTCTGGCCTCGACGAGCACATAGCCGCGCGGGGCGACCGGCGGATGCTCCGGGCTGTACTCGCGCACGGCCTCGGTCGCAGGCTCCGGCTCCGGCTTGGTGCAGGTGCGGCTTGCCTTGTATCTGTGGCCCCCGAACTCCTTCTGCCAGTGACCGTGCAGGTAGTTCGCCAGCGCCGTGTAATCCTGCCCATGATCTACCTTTTCGCCGTTCTGGTTTACATAATAGTTGTGCTTGCGAAGGTGCTTGCTCTCGACCACGCTTCCGAGGCCCCACAGCTTCGCAATGGCGTCCTCCGGGATGCCGTCGGAGATCATGTGGATGTGGAAGCGGTTCGTAGATTTTCCGCGCCCGTATACCATCACGATCTTCGCCTCCGGGTATCGGTATGTAAGCCTGCGCCAGTAATTGTCGCGGATGCGCTTGATCTCTTCCACGGTATGCGCCTCAAACTCCGCGCTGAGCGTCAGCGTGGAGTAGAGGCTCGTCGGGCCGAAGTTGGCGTTGATAAGCGCCGTGAATTTGCCCGCTGAGATTTTGGAGTTGAATTCGTCGCGTTCAGCCTGCGTGGCGAAGCGCGGCTTGCGCGGCTTGCTGCTCTTGATATCCGCCTGTTCGCTCACGTTGTAAACGATCTGTGTGCATACCGCCCCGGCGAATAACCGCCGCTTGTTCCTTTTTGCCATACTCCATCATCCTTTATACAAACAGTGATAGCTGCGCCATATGTGCGGCGAAACGCTCCTCTTGTGCTGCAAAATAATCCTTGTCGATCTCGCACCCCACAAAATCCAGCCCTGCGTCATATGCAGCGATCCGGCTGCTTCCGCTGCCAAGGTGCGTATCAAGAATCTCGTCGCCCGGCTTTGCGTACCTAGCAAAGATCCAATCATAGAGCGCGATTGGCTTTTGCGTTGGATGTATCCTTCGCTCATTCTTGCTCTTGTTGCCTTGCATTACGTCGCCCTCCGCGATGCTCTTTCCTTGCATCATGCCATTCCACATATAGCGGATCAGCCTTGTGCTATCATGGCAATTTGTCGCCGCCAGCTCGCAATCGCTGAAGCTGCTCCCTTGGTTGCATTTGTCCCAAACGATCCTCCCCGGCGGGAAAGCATACCCGTAGTAATTGCATCCCCACACTATAAATCTCCGTGCAACGCGCCGAAGCTCTTCGAAATATTCTGTTCCCGGCACCTTCCATTCCGGGGATATCGGATAATCCCTGTGTACGCCGATTTTGCTCACCTTGCATCCGTAGTATCCGCGCCGTTCAGGCCCTGAAAAATACGGAGGATCTACCACAGCGAGATCAAATGCCTTATCCGGCAGCGCCCGCATATACTCCATGCAATCCATGTTATACGCAATGTTCATAGTGATCCATCCTGTTCTGCCCGTTCAAAATGTTCATAGTGATCCATCCTGTTCTGCCCGTTCAAAGCGTGGCCGGAGCCTTAAGCCGGGTCTCCCTCCTGCGCACCTCATGGCACAGTGCGCAGGCATAAGTCCACCAAAAAAATCAGTTTTCCCGGCTTTCTGCCTCATTGATCGTTCCGACGTGCTTTCTCCGCACGCCGTTTTCATCCTCCGTGAGCGGCAGTGCCTTTCTGCGTGCCCGCTCCTCCGGCTGCCATCCGCAGTGCGTGCAGGCCTCGTCGCCCGCGTACTCCATCTGGCAGCATCGCGCCGACTTCGGCAGCGTGCAGCGCTTTTCATCCTCTTCCATCCCTACACCTCCTGTATATCGATCCCGTATTTGGATCGCATCATTTTTTTGTTGCGCAGGTACTCCTTGGTGCGCGTTGGCTTGGACTTTGCATCCTCCACCACCAGCTTCCCGCCGACGCGGTAAGAAAAGTCCGCCGTGTATCGGATCGCGCGGATGCGCTGGCCGTTCTCTGTGATGTAGCTCTCCTGCAGCGTAAACTGCGGCTGCAAGCGCAGATCTGTAATGATCTCCGCGCGGAGCATCACCATCAGCTCGTCATACCGCCGCGCCTCTTTCTGGCTGTCGAAGCGCACCGCGCCGCGCTCTGCCTTCTGGCTGCCGTATTTCGTTTTCCCTTGGCTCCCCTTCGCAAGGGGAGCTGGCGCCGCAGCGCCTGAGAGGTCGCGCGCCTGCTTCGCGTAAAGCTCCCGCATCCTCGGCGGCATATCCGCCATCGACTCAAATCTCAGCCCGCTCATTCTGCTTCCCCGTAGTTGCAAAAATCGAATGGATACGCCGATGGCAAAATCCCATGGTGGCGCGGATGTCCACAGTTGCCCGTTTCAGTCCGATGCTTACAGTCTTTGCACCGCACCACCGGCTCCATATCGGCAGCAAGCATATCCTGCAATTCAGATAAGCACCGCTGCACATCATTGTTGTCAATGACTCTCTGCGCAAGATTGTCGTCATTCAGGATAACCAGAGCATCAACAAGCGCTATCAAATCATCCATCGCCGTTCCCTCCATCCATCTTCACCCCACAGTTGGGGCAGTAATTGCCACCGCGAACATAGAACGCCATTGCATACGCCTCGTGGCCACATTGAGAGCACTTCACGAGTTCAAACCGCTCGGAGCATTCCTCATATCTACTATGCACCCACTGCCCATGTACCACCTCCACCACGTCGGCGGCGGGAGCATTTTTGAGCAGAAAAATGACTTTTCGAAGTAAGAACTCCGCTTCTCTCGTATACAAAGTCCCACTGTTCCGCTTGATCACATCGATTGCGCCGGAACGTAGGATGTATTTATCACTCATTTGTGTCCTCCATCATCGCGCCACAGCCGGGGCAGTGTTTCGGCAGGCAATCCGGGTTATCCGTGCCGTCGTCGATGCAGTATCCGCATTGAGAGCAATGCCACACATCAAGCACAATCTCGCCGTCTGCGTATCCGTCTCCCTCACCTTCCCATTGCCCCTGCACCACCTCCGCAACGTCGGCGGCGGGCACATCCGAGATGGATTGCAAGTTTTTTGCGCTGCACCCGTCCTGCATTAGTTTCATAAGCGCCGCTTCGCGGCTGATATAATCAGTCATAATCCATATATCCCCTTACAATCCTGTTTTGCATTTCATACGGCAGTGCAAGCAGAGGCGTGCATCTACTCAGGATCTCTGCTTTCAAAAGCCGCTCCGCCTGCCTCTTGGTCAACTGCGGCTCTCGCTTCTTCGGCGGCAGCTCGCCTTTTGCCGCCGCAATAGCGGTCGGGTTGTGCTTATGTTGACCCATCGTCCCGCACCTCCACGCCATCCTCGTCCAGCAGCCCCCAATCTCTCATCACACGGTCCCTGTGTACCATACAGGCCGCCTCTGCCGGAAACACAAAGGTTTCATCCGTAGAGCATCGTGCATAGTCTTTGCACCGGAAGCATTCGCCGAGGATTACGGCGGCCTGAACGCCCAGACCCTCAGCCTGCTTTTCAGGCGGCAAGTCCTCCATAAATGCGGTACAGTATGTTTCAGCCATCCTTCTTGCCCTCCCTTTCCTGCAAAGCCTTTTCGGCTTCCTCGCGGGTAAGGAAAATCGTTTTCCCTATGGAACTTCCCACGTATGAGCAGAACGGGATTGTATCAATGTCCCACCGCCCCTGTATTGCGAGGTATCTCATGTTTCCGACTTTGTGCTCTAAGATTTCTCCGCCGAACACTCTGAATAGCGTATCGCCCACTTTGCACGGCTGCACAATCACGCGACCGTCCTTGTCGGCCTCCGCCAGTTCTCGGAGCCGGTCATAACTGCCCATGCCGTTAAGAACGGACATCGCGGCGCACCACTCGCCGGACATACTATAAACTTCCTCCCGCAGCGCCGCGTTCTCGGCGGTCAGGCGCTCGATCACGTTAGCAGCCGCAAACTCGATGTATTCCCGCCGATCTTGGATTTCTCCGACCTTGCAGTTTTCTCACGCGTCGTCGTGTCCAAGCCCCTTCGCGCAGCACCGCAGCGCCTGTATAATTTCCTTGTCTGTCATATATCCTCCATTCCTTCAAAAACCATCATCAATGCCTTAAAAATCGGGTATGCTTGCTGCGGCACTACGGCGTTTCCGAGGCATTTAAGTCTGTCCACCCTGGCGGGAATCCCATGAGCCACTCTACCCACGTCGGGTTCAGTTGCCCAGCAACGTCCGTCCGCAAGCTCCTGCGATTGTCCCCACCGTGCGTCCCCTGCGCATCCGCTGCACATGGCGTCGTAAACAGCTTCACTGCATTCGCCAGCTGGCGCACGTGATGGTTGTTCCCCGGCGTCTTCGGCTGCGTCAGGTGTTTCAGGCTGTTTGTGCCCTTGCAGTCCCGGGCCGTTGGCGTCTGCCACAGGCTCTCCCCCTCCTGTACAGCTACCCAGTCCCGCAGGTTGCACGGCTGCTTCCGTCCTGGGCGCGATACCGTCATTTCCTTCTTCAGCGCTTCCGGCGATTTCGGCGGAAGCGCATCCATCGTGTTCGGCGTCGGTCGCAACGAAAAACACTCTCGATCTCCTGTGCCAAGCTCCGACAGCCGCAGCCTCAAAATTAAACACGACGACGTGATAGCCAGCACGCTCCAGATCCTTGACCACCTGCCCGGCGGCAATCTTGATGATTCCAGGAACGTTCTCACCGACAACGCAACGCGGGCGCAGCTCGGTGATAACTCGGAGCATCTCCGGCCAGAGGTATCGATCATCCCCTTTGCCCTTTTGCTTTCCAGCCACGGAAAAGGGCTGGCATGGGAATCCGCCGGAAATAACGTCAACTGTTCGTAGGCCTGTCCGCTCATAAAAACTCTCCTTTGTCAGCGTCCGGACATCACGCCAGCGCGGCACGTCCGGCCAGTGCTTTTCCAGCACCTTCGTCTGGTAATCGGCAAACTCACACTGCCCGACGGTCGTAAATCCTGCCCACTCGGCAGCCAGATCAAGCCCGCCGATCCCGGTAAACAGGCTCAGATGCGTCAGCATCGTGCCTCATCCCTCCCCGTCGTCAGCGCGAATGGTCTCCGTTGCCTCTTGCAAATATGGATTTTTCATGGTATACTCTCCCTGTACTTGATTTTCACAGAGAAGCGCAGGCTTCTCCGCCCTCGTCCGGCCGCAACCGGGCGAGGGCATTTTTTATCCGATCAGGAACTCCGGCTTATAGTGGAGCTTCAACGCCCTGGCGTTCTGGTGGTACTCCGGCGCGCTCCATTTGTAGCCCCAGTGCTTGGCCGCCGTAAAGATCGCGGCCAGCTCGTCTCCCGCGCGTACCGTAATGCTCTGATTGCGGTACACGACGGCGTAATAATTTTTCCCGGTATACCCGGCCTGCGCGATCACGCACGGCCTGCGCGGTGCCCGCTCTCCCGAGTAATCTATGCTATTTTGCCGCATACAAATGCCCCTTCCTTACTTTCCTCCCGGCGTGCGCGATCTCCCGCTGCGCCACGAAATTCAGTTCCTGCGCGTGCTTCTCTGCGAGCTGCTTTTGATAGATGTGCTCCCGGATGGACTGATACAGCATCCATGAGCAGCACATCGCGCTGCATCCCGGTGCACGTCCCGGACAGTCTCTCCCGCAGGGAGGCGGGACCGGATTTGTCTTTGGTGTGTACCGCATCATTCGTCCTCTGCCTCCTCCCACAAGTGCTGCATCCACGCCGCCAGCGTCAGCAGGCGCTTGCGCGTCTCCAGCAGCATCCCGACGGTCTCCCGGTCTATGCGCGGCTGACCGCTCAGTATCTCCGCGGCCTCCTGATCTTGCTCAGCGGCCCGTGTAGCCGCATCGATCAAGTCAGCCATCTGCTCCGGCGTCAGCTCCACCGTGATCTTTCCTTCATGCATCATTCGTGCCCTGTTCCGCTATCTTCATTGCCTCGCGGATCACGCTCCCTCCATATGCATCCTTGGTCAGCTCAAAGAATGCCTCGCGCGTCATATATGCGCTCAGGTCGATTCCGTGATCCTTTGCAAATGCCTTTCGCCCGGCCTCGCAGCTCCCAGTCAGCCGGTGATGCCAGTCGTACAGCGTCATTGCCGGATACGCTGTATTCGGCTTGATCGCATCCAGAAATGCGGTGATCCGCTCCTCCTGCGGCAGGCCCTCAAACGCCTTATCGCGCGCATCCGTCACAGCCTGACGCACCGTCTCCCCGTGCGCGAAGCAGCCTTCAACTTTCGCGATGAAGCATGGCATCAGCGTCAGATCGCCTTGCAGAATAAATCCCTTCGCAATGTTCCCGTGTACCGCCGTTATGATCGTCTGCACACCATCGATCATATGTACATCTTCTCCGTCGTACTTTTTAATGCCGGAGCCGGAGCCGGAGCCGGAGCTGGCGCCGTAGCCGGTGCCGTATCCGTAGCCGGAGCCGTCGTCGTAGCCGTCGCCGGAGCCGTAGCCGGAGCCGTAGCCGTAGCCGTCGCCGTAGCCGTAGCCGTCGCCGGAGCCGTAGCCGTAGCCGGATCGCGCGGCCAGAAACTCTTTGATTTTTATCGTTTCCATACTCTTACTCCATTGATGCTCCGCACCGCCTCGTCGGTGCAAGGGATGATCTCAATAATCCCGAGTACCGTCATTGCCGGTACAGTTGCCGTAAACTTACAGTTTCCAGGTGCTTTCACTCCCTCCGTTGCGAGCTGGGACAAGCTCGCCGCTCCATCCCAATGCCACAGCCTTCGGCAATCAACCAGATCTGCCTCTGCACCTCTGCGCTCCGCGATCTTTGCGAAGAATACGCCCGCCCGATCGCACCGAATGATGTAATACTGTTCCTTCTTGTTTTCCATTATTGTTTCCTCCTTAAATTTTGTTTTCCGGCAGCGTCGCTCGAAGCGCCTTGTTTTCTTCCTCCAGCCGCTCGACCCTGTCGGCTGCGTCCATGCCAATCTTATCTATGTCGCAGCTGCACCATTCGTCCGTCCCGAGCTTTTCCTTGAGTTCTACACTCAAGTGCTCTGCTCGGTAATACAAGCATCCTTTGCAGTCTCCCGTCGGGCCGCCCGGTGCGGATATGCACCGCAGCGCCCTGATAATATCCTCACAGCTCATACAGCACACTCCCCAGTACAGCGCTGATCGCCGCCGCTCCGCCGAAGGCCAGCGCCGCACCGGCCAGCTCCAAGGCCAGCAGCACCAGCGCCATGCCGGACAAAAACGCCCCTGCCAGCCAGCAGGCGGAGAGCGCCGTCCGGCGTACCCGCTCTCTCTTTTCCCGCAGGCCGTCTCTCTCGGCTCTGCGCTTGTTCCATTCGCGTTCCCGCGCTCTCTGGTGATTGACTCCCGTGATAAACTCCACGTCGCTCATACGCTTTCCTCCCTCAGTATGGATAACAGATCGTCTCCCGCACCCTTTCGATCGGCACGGACAGCTTCCGCATCAGCGGCAGCACCTTGTCAAAGTACGCGGTCGGCTGCTCGAAAACGCGGTAGAGCGTCTTTTCGCTGCATCCTGCGTACCGGCTCGCCACTTCGATGGTGACGCCCTGCGCGGCCATTTCTCCCCGGATCATCGCCCGCAGGCGGTAATCCGTCGTCCGCTCGACTCGCATCTTCGGCATATGCTCACGCCTCCCTTAAAACTTTCTCTTCTCAAACGCGCGGTTTTTCAGGATATCAAGGATTTCCGACTGTGCATCCTCTCCCGCCGCGTGGAAGCTCTTCACCACGAAGGCGTCCACGCTGTTCATGCCCCACGCGACCACGCTCTTCTCCGGCGGCTCCGCATGCTCTGGCATCCCGATTTCATGCAAAATCTTGATGCAGAGTTCCGCATTGCCGCGCGCCTCCGCGTACTCAGCCGCACCGCTGTCCTCGTCAAAAAGCACCCCAACCTCTTCCAGCAGCGCACGAAGCACCGCCCGTTTCAGTTCTTCCATGTCCTCACGCCTCCTTCCGTTCCGCCTGCATCAGCTTTGCCGCCGTTGCCATACCCTGCATATATGTGATCATGACCTCGATCTGCTGCGGGTTCATGTGCTTCATCTCGTGCAGCACGCCGTCGATCTTCTTCTTCTGTTCCTCGGACATCTCTTCACCTTCTTCCTTGACACCTCCTGCCGCACCTGCTATCCTGAATCCGGGAAGCGATGCGCAGGAGATTTTTATGGATATTCTTGATAAACTGAATTTGGAAATGCAGTATTCCGGCTCCATCGACAAGACCGTAACGGTCTATTGCCACAAATACAAGCGTAAAGAAACCGTCTTTTTTGTCCTTACGCAGCATCCTCAGCCCTTCGGCTATGTGTTCAACGCCTGCGAGCAGAATTGCCCTTCTGCCTGCATGGAACAGTGCCGTCTGCGTGCGGAGGCTGAATTTAAGGAACACTATTCGCAGTTACCCCTTCTCAGCCCCTCTTCGGGCTGACCCCGTTCGCCCACTGATAGATACAGCGCATCGCTTCCTTCAGCGCTTCCGCATACGGGTCTGCGCACCTCGGCCATGCGTGCCCGCCGTAATACGCGGGGATCAAATCCCGGTGCGTCTGGATGAGCCCCCCAAGCTTTGACATACCGTCCACCGCCGGATCGCTATGCGCGATCGCTTCCAGCAGCTCCGACTGAAGCCCGTGGACCTCGATCATGCAGAGCAGCCCGCGCTTGAGCGCCGCGTTGCACTCGTCGATCTGCGGCACCCTGTATCCGCACTTCACGGCTTCGTTGTGCCCGATCAGGCTTGCGATCATCATCGCCTGCTCCATGTGTGTCATGCCTTTCACCTCCTTCCAATCGATATTTCTTTTCTCTGTTACGTCCTCTGTAACTTGGTTTCATGCTATCACATCTCAGATTCGTTGTCAAGCACTTTTGTGAATCCCAGTTTCATTATTTTCTTGACAATGCATTTTTTCTGTGGTAACTTAGTTTCAGAAAGGAGGTCGCACATGAATAGCATCAACCAGCGGATCGATTTTCTGATAAAGGAACTAGGTATTACAAAAACGAAATTTTCCGAAGCGATCCATGTTTCTTCTCAATTCGTCTCCGCTATTTGTTCTGGTTCTAAGGTCCCGAGCGACCGCACGATTGCAGACATCTGCCGCGAGTTCAACGTATCTCTTGCATGGCTGGAGACCGGAGAAGGGGAGATGTATGTCCAGCGCAGTGAGAACGAGCGCATGGCCCTGATGTTTGCCGACGTTCTGTCCGAGGCCGACGAATCTGTCCGCAAGCGCTGCATCGCTGCGGCAATGGAAATGCCCCCTGAGTTCTGGGACAACATCTACGAGTACGCGAAAAAAATCACCGGAAGCGAATGACCGCTTCCGGTGATTTCTTATCGAAGGATCTTTTCTGCCAGCCGCAGCAGCAGCCAGACCTGCTCATCAGTCGCCCGCTCAAGGATGTTTTTCAGTCTTTCTCTTGCCTTTTCCATCATTTCCTCCCTTTCTCAACAAAAACGCCGTTCATTTTTCGTTCATATTTCCATCTTGAACCAGCCCATAAACAAGTCTATACTGTAAATAGACTCAAATATTTAGAGAAACTATACCGTATATATGCGGTGTGATCCCTGAGCCAAAGTGTTGAGGTGCTTTTACATGTCTTTATTTTCTCGCTTTTTTAAGGCAAAGGTAAA